TTTGTTTTTGTGGTTTTCATTTAATTCTCCTTTAAAATGTTTCTTGCCTTATAAATAGTGTTAAGTTTTATTAGTTCTAAAATTTATTCCTTCATCACCGAAAATTTGGCAAAGAGCATAAGAGGTGCCTGATGAAAGACACCCATAAGCAAAGCTGTATGAGAGTTCGGGTGTGTTTAGAATACAGTAAATAAGCAAGCCAGCCCAAAAACCAACGCACATAGGGCAGTGGAAAAAGTGGTGCTTTGGCCTGATACTATTAAAGATTGATCCATAGACCAAGATCTGTGTCAATCCATAACTAGCCAGAATAAAAAGCAGCAGCGGCATTAGAAGTGGTAAGTAATGTAATACCTGCGAGCAAACCGAGGATCGATTGATCCTTTCTTCTCTGCTTGCGGAACGTTCCCTAGATCTGTATAAACCTCTGGATCTGTAAGACGCTCTTGCTCGTTGTCTTCAAACTTATCGTTCATTGCAAAGCTTGGCTCTTCCATTTGGAAATAGTCATAAAGTCTTGATAGGGTAACTTCTACAAAATCAATCTTAGAGCCTTCCGCCGGCTTCATTATAGCAGCCTCCATAGACCCCATCATAATACCGCCCTGCATTGAGCCGTGTGCGATAACGCCATAGTCTGCAAGATAGGAGAAAAGATCATCCTGTGAATGATAAGTATGATCCCCCATTTCCGTTTTTGGAAAAGTTGTTATTTTAGCGTCTTTACGTGAGACGATTACGTGAAGCTCTGGATGATCGTTGACCAAGATGTCGCCGTTGAGCGCTTTCTTCGCTTTTAGCTTGATGGTCCGATCGGGAGGAGTGTCCGGTGTTGAGGAGTCGCTTACTTTAATTTGAATCGCCATAGTTGATCTCCTCTACTAGGGATTGAAGCTTGAGAGTATCCAAAAGAAGCTCTTCATTTAGCTCTAAGTTCTCAAAGTTATTAAACTTCTTTGTAATGTCTTGTATGCCTTCTGAGATAACTGGGTTTTTTGCTTCAAAACTTTCTAGGGCATATTTTAGTTCATTAAGCTTTTCTGTAATAAACATTTTGAACTCAACTCCATCATCAGCAAATGAGGTAATGAACTGAGAAACTATTTTCTTTTGACCTTCTGAAAGCATTGTGCCGTATTCATCATTAAAGTTCTTAACAAACTCACGATAAACTAATGTGTCTATTGGCTTATATTCTTTCTTTTCATTGAGTGCTTCTTGACCACAAAGTTTCTTGACTAGGTTGTCTTCCACTAAAACACGGCTTTTGGTATTATCCACACCTTGTAGAATACTGTGTATAGTGCCTAGATCTCTATAATTTGGAACAAAGTTGTTGTATACGCTTGTGCCTAGTTGCTTGTTTATAGCGTCAATAAGCTTTGTTTGTGCGTTGAATGTTTGCTTTCGATCGGCCATCGCATACGAAAACTTACTTTCTTGGATTAGACGGTCGGCCAAGTGAGGCTCGGACATGTCTTTTGTCTCTAAGAGCGTTCGGTAAAGATAAAGCTCTTTATAGAGCAAGGTGTCTTTCTTGAAGTGTTCTTTTACGATCTTGGTTATCTTGGCTGCTTTTTCTTTATCATCTACAAGAGCCGCTTTTGTAAGCTCTCTAACTAATGCTTCATAAAGAAAAGCGGTATTTCTTTTCTTATTGTACTTGGTCATCATCTTTTCTCTCCAGTGATTCTAAAAGATTGTCGATTTCTTTGGAATGTTCCTCAAAATCGCCCTCTACTGTATAACTAGTTTCTTTTTTCTCAACCATCCCCTCTAAGGTTGGTTCTATATTCTCAAAAAGGTCCGAGGGTTTTGGAAGACCTAGTTTTGATCTTCTTGTGTTACCTGTTGCGAACTCTGGAACAGCCGTTGATTTCATTGCCATTCGGTTCTTCTTGATTCTTCCATCTTTCTTAGGCTTGTACATTTTGCCTTTTGACTTTGGAGTTGTTGTAACCAAGCGCCCGGCCTCATCTTTGGTTATGTAAGGTTTATCGTCCCTTTTGCCCGGTGCGACTTTTAGAATGTCCTCTTCTGGTTCAGCAGCGTCAATATCCGGTGTTTCCTCTCCACCTAAATCAGGTGTTTCGGAGTCCGCTCCAAAAGCGCCTATGTCGCCGCCGCCAAGTGAGGTTTCTTCCTCATCGGAGGCTGCTGCAGCGTCAAGGTCAGAAGCGAACTTTCGGTCAAAGTACATTTCACGCTGGTTGCGAAGGAATTCTTCTTGTGAGATGTTGAAAATGTGCTCGGCAATGTACCTCTTAGAGAAAAAGCCTTCAGTTGCGGATGAGGCAACCTCAAACTGTGTTTTCATTGTCTCTAGATCCTGAAGTTCGGCAATCCTAGACGGGTTATTGAGTTTGAGGTTGAAACCTGTAAGATCAGACTTTCTAAAGCCTAAAGTATAAAGGTGAACCATTCCAATCTTTGTAAGCTCGGAAATCAAGGCCTTTTGGAGGCGTTGGATGGTTCTGGCGAAACGAATGTCTTTCTGTGAGAGAGATGTTCGGTCTTCTGCGTTCTCACCGGCGACTAGATAAGCTTGTGGGATCTTGATGGCGGAAAATAGCTTTTCACGAAGGTATTTCACGTCTTCGATTTGTGAAGTGAACTGACCTCCTGCTAATGTCTCGATCTTTGTCCCTTGTTGGCCGCCTCGAACTGGAATGTAATAATCTTCCTCTACAGACATTGGGTTATAGCGAAGATCTGCTCTTCCGCTGTCTGCATCAACGATTTGGTTTCGTTTGAGGGTAGTCATAACCTCTTGCATGTATGTGCTTACGTCCTGTGGGGCTACAGCGCCAACATCAACATAAAACACTCGGCGTTCGGGCGCTCTTACGATACGATAGGACATCATTGCGTCTTCTACGAGCGTTAGTTGCCTCCAGATACGGCGAGACCCCTCAAGAACAGAGGTTCCATAGGGGTTGTACTTATTATTTCCTAAAATACGGAAGTGAGCTATCTGCCAGTCCTCAAAAGTCAAGCCACCGGAGTTCCACTGAAACTGTAGATAGTTTGGGTTGTTTTCATCTTGTCCTTCTAGCCTTTCTAGTTCGCTGAGGGGCATAGAAACAACATTTTGGATGCCTAGTTTTTCATCAACGTCCAAATAAAGGAAAAAGTCTCCATACTTACAAAGAGTTCTTGCCCATCCGTAAAGGTTGAGGTCTACATTGAGAACATCGTAAAACAAGATCTGTAATGCCGTCTTGATTTCTTGGTTTGGACAGTCAATCGTAAGCATTTTACGAATGTCTGTTGAGGTAGTCATCTCATCGGCATAAATATCAAGCGCAGAGTTTAGTTCTGGCATGTACTCCATCTGATCGAAGTCAATATATCGATCGTTCCGGTTCTGATTGAGCATAAAGTCGCCGTAAAACGAGTAGTTCTTCTCGTAATCGGCTTTTTTGAACTCTTTTCCTGATGCGGAGGTCCAATTAAACTTATCAAGTTCCTTTCGGCGGTATTTTCTTGCCTGCTCGTGTCGATAGTTGACGATTGGGCCTGAGAAAAGCCGTGTAAGCGCCTTGTAAAGCGGGTTGTCCGGGTTTCTTGTGTTCTCTGAACTTCTTTTAGGTATGATTGTTTTTTTATATGCCATTTTTTAGCCCTTGTATAGCCAAGAATATTGTTGCTGTTGTTTTTTTGCTTCGCTTGCCTGTCCTGATTTCATAACTGGTAAGTGGCCAATCATTCCAGGGATAGTTGTATTTAGTTCTCTTTTATCTGTAAAGAATGCGTTCATCATTTTTTCTGATTTTTCTCGGTCATAAGCGCTTTCTTCGTATACGGCGTCTCTAATCCAGCAAGCGATCGCAAAAGACATTACCAAGTCATCGTGCTTTGATCTCATTGCTTGAGGTCGGCCATTTTTCCAGATGAAAGTTTTAAATTCTCCAAATAATCTTTTAGACCTTGTTATAACTAGTTGGTTGCGAATCATTTCTTCCATTTTGGCGATGATTAATGGCCTTGTCTTAGAAGAAGTGGTAAAGCCGGGTGTTGCGCCGGTAATGTTTTCTGCTATTAAAGGATCAATAAACTCATCTCCCTTAGAATAGTATAAGTTATTATACCTTAGATCTTTCAACTTGTCAATAAGCATAAACCCAATATTATTACTTTCTACAACAACCAAACACGTGCCGTATCTTGTTGCGGCCTGATGTACCATGTTGGCGTACATATCTATGGCGACTTTTCCTTGGTATTCCGCAACTATTTCATTTGTGGTAATGTTCCAAACGTGAAAAGCAGAATAGTCTTCACCGTCACCCCTAGCAACGTCAACAGCCATAAAGTATTTTGATGCGGGATCGTATTCTTGCCAAATCCAAAGGTTTCTATCAAAGCCGTCTCTGTATAGGGGTTCTTGGGCTTGCTCAAATACCCATTCTAAGTATTCGGCATCAATAACAGTCTCGCCTGAAGATAGGAAGGAACATTCTAGCTCCTGTGCTATCTCCTTTTTGGTCATGTTTCTTGTTTCTTTTTTAAACCATTCTTCATCACGATCAGGGTGAAGGTGCCAAGGCAAGCTAGTTGGATGGAAATCGTTTAGACCAGCATCAGCGTCGGAATACATACGGTAAAACCAGTTACCAATCCCGTTTGGTGTTGACAAGGCAATACAACGACCGCCGGTTGATAGTGTTGGATACAAACCTTTCCAAAGATCGTCCAAGCCATCAACGTGAGCAGCCTCATCTACCACTAGGAGTGATAGTGCTTCTGAACGGCCGGCATCTCCTGACGTTGAAGAAGCCTTTATCTGTGAGCCGTTTGTTAACTCAAATGAGTTTCTGTTGTCTATTGATATATCAGCTATTTGCAACCAAGGTGGTAAGTTCTTTATCATGAACTTAACTTTCTTAACCAGGTTGCCGGCTGTTGAGAGTTTGGTCGCAACAACAAGAATGTTCTTTTCCCTGTGGAAGAGAATAAGCCACGCAGAGTATGCTGCGGTTATTGTTGAGATGCCAAGCTGACGTCCTTTTAAGATTATGTTGAAGCGGTAAGCGTTATAATCCTGAAGAAGGTCTTTCTGGAAGGGGTAGGTCCTAAATGGTATAGGGCCTTGTTCGGGGTGAGAGATGCGAACATAGTTCTCAATAAAGTAATTGGGATCTTTGCCGCACCTAACAATCTCTTTTATTACCTGCTCTTTATTAAGCACACTAGTTATAGATTCCTAGCGCCCTTAGCGAAGCGTCGGTAAGTCTCCATCAACTTGTCTTGTGCTGGAATGGGAGGGTTCTCATCTATTCCTTTCATTCCGTTAATTTTGTACTTCTTGATCGCATTCGCAAAAACTCGCACATTTGACGTTGACTGAACAAGTACATCAACTTCGCCGTCTGCGCCAAGACTAACACGCTTTCCAAGTATCTGGCTAGCTCGATTGGTTAGGTATTTGGCGATGTCGGCCATAACTCTTTCCATTTCTTCCTCAAACCCGCCACCATAAACTTCTTTAAGCTTGATGTCTGTTTGATAAGTGATTGTAAGAATGTCGCCGGCAGTCCGAACAGTGAATCCGTCCATGTGGCGGCTATCTTTGATGGGATCACCTTCTTCACGGCGAAGACCAATCTTGAGTGGGTCGCCGTTGGCGTCGGTGCCGCCATCATAAGCTAGGGCGGCTGCTTGTGCTAATGCTTGGACTGGTGTCATTTGTTATTCTCCCGGAGTGTGCTTGCGTTGATTGATATTATTTATAAGCTGATCAATGAACTTAGGATCATTGAGCATTGCTTCCATAGAAGGCATTTCTTTCATTTGTTTTTTAATCGCACTTTTTATTCTTGGAAGGAAAGTTGTATTGAACAATTTACCTGATGCAACTTTAGCACGTATGTTATTTACAAAAGCTTCGTTGCCCACTAAACTGTCTCCAACTTCTTCTGGAGTGTCGTCTAAAGTATCAAATCTATTCAAAATTGATTGTATTGCCTCGTCTTGCTCGGCGGAGGCAGCTGCAATCTGTTTATCTGTGGCGATGTCATTATCATTTGCCCATTTCAGAACACGCT